CTGAAGGCGCCCGAGTTGCCCTTCGACGGCCATGATCGGACTCTTCGGCACCATCGAGAGCACTTCGAGTTCCTGGCTGCAGCAGTAGCAGTAGGCCTTCCACGGGTCGCGGCCGAAGCGGGTCATGCTCAGGATCTTGCGCTTGACCTGGCCGCCCTCCGGCACGTAGAGCACCTTGCCGTAGCAGGAGACGATCGGGATGTATTTCCCCGGCCAGTCCTGTTCGTGCAGGATGTCGAGCCCGTCGGTGAGGTACATCTTGACGGTCGGGTCGTCGACCGTGCGGAGCCCGCGCACGACCGTCCACCCCTTCGGGCGATAGTCGGCCTCGTATTCGTCCTCGAACACGGTTTTTGGCTCCGGCGGCCGCGGCGCCTGCCGCGCGCCATTCGGTGGCGGCATCATCTGGCCCGGTATCATCGGCGGTAGGCCACCCCGCACCCCCGGGATTGCCATCGGGAGCGTGGGGCGTGCCGGCGGCCGGATCAGCAGCAACGGCCGCGGCGTCGTCGTGATCGTCCAGTATTCGGCGAGCAGCTCCTGGTCGCCCGCGGCCCACCCGGTCGGCTTGCTGCCACCCGCGCCCCGCCACTCGAGGTCTTCGCTGGTCGACGCCGCGCGCGTCTTCGCCTTCTTCGGCAGCAGGACGTTGCGCTTTTTCGCCTGCTCGGCGCGGCCGCCCCACTCGAAGACGAACGCGTACTGCATGTCGCTCGCGTCCGGCTCTTTCGCGTCGAAATCGAGCAGCACCTTGTCGGGGTCCGGAATCGCCTCGATCCAGACTTCCTGATTCGGCGAGCGCGGCGACGAGTAGCGCGTCGTCACGCGGCAATAGCCGTAGCTGCGCTGAATGGCGTTCTCGGCGGCGGTCAGATAGGCGACTTCGGCGTGGCTGCGGTATTCGATTTCACGCGCCTTGTCCTGATACCAGCGGGCGCCGTCGTCGTTCGCGCCGTTGCCGGTCGGGGCGAAGCGCATGCCGCGGGGGTTGGCGCGGAGCGCGTTGATGACGTGGTTGAAGTATTGGCCCATTTCTTCGGGCGCGATCGTCGGGCGGTTCTTGCGGAGCTTGCGGTCGTCGTCATCCCACGGGTCGCCGCCGACGAAGCGCATGTCTTTCTCGGCCTCGTCGCGGATCGCCTGCCAGTTGCTCTCGCTGTAGGCTTTGCGCTCGAGCAGGTCTTGGAGAATCGCGTCAGGCATCGGGCGGCCTCACCGGCGTGGCATCCTCCCGCCGAATGTCATCCCACGGCACCAGCGGCAGCAGATCGGCCACCGTCACGCGCTGCGACTCCAGCAAATCCCACTCCTGCACGAACCGGATCGCGATCCCCGTCTGCTTGTCGCGCAGGACGTCGGGCGACTTCGTCGGCTCAGGCATCACACCGTCTGCGAGAACACGCGATCGGTGCAGCCGCAGCGCAACACCGCGCCGCCGGGCTCATCGAACTTCGCGGCCAGGTGGATCGTCGGATCGGGGCACGTGATCTGCCCGCAGCGCAGCTGCAGCTTGTCGCCGTGGACGTTGAAGTCTTTCGCGCAGCGGTCGAGGCGCTTCCGCTCCGCCAGCGTCCAGACGACGCGCGTCCGCGTCGAAATCAGCAGCGTATCGGGATCGAAGGACGCGCCGGCGTGGAGCCCCATCGGTGCGGCCAGTGTGCCCAGCCGCGCGGGGCGGCCGCAACCCTTATTCGGGCGGGGGGTCCGTCGTCGTCAACTAGACGTCAGAGGGCCGTGACGGTCGGGTTTCTCCACACAGACGACAGACCGCGTGGCCGGGCGCGGTCGCAGGCTGCCACGACTTCGATGGCCCGTCGTATTGATACCAGTCGTGGGTATCGCAGAGCAATCGGCGTAGGATCTGCGCCGTCTTCTCTTCAGACACCGATTCGGCTATCGAACACAACTCGTGACTGCACCCCTCCAACTCCGCAATTTTCGCGTGGATGCGCGCGGTGAGACGGTCAAGTGTCATGGCCATGTTATTCGAGAGGCTGCCGGGGATTCGGCATCGGCCACGGCGGCTCGGGCGGGCGGCGGTCGTAGCGCTTGCCGTCGAGCAGAATGAAATCAGACACCTCGGTGGCCTTCTGCTCCACGAGCGTGGCGAACAACTGCGCCTTCTGGTTGTAGAGCCCGTAGACCATCGCGATCAACGCCTCCTCACGCGTCAGATGGCCCTGTTCGTGGAGCAGCACGGCGTGTCGCACCGCAGGCTCCACAAGGCACAACGGCCGCAGCGAGTCCCACGTCAGGCCTGTTCGATCTGTCGGCGAATCGACGGGCGGATAGATATTCCGGCGCGGCTGTTCAGTCATGAGTGTTCCTTACCTTCCGAGTCGTCCTTGCCGATGCGCTGAATGTCCAGTTCGCCCTCGGGCGTGACGCCGACGCGCGCAAAGCCGACGCCCTTCGTGATCAGCGGGGCGATACCCCGCGGGTCGCGCTGCACCTCAGCTCGGAGCGCGACGAGCGCCGGGACCAGCGCGCGGCGCGCGACCTCGTCGGGCGGCATCTCCAGCAGCCACGCCTGCAGGACGTCGACCGACACCACGTGAAAACGGCCTGTTTGTGGATCCACAAGGCGGAGTTCGAGGCGCAGCGGGTTAGTCATGATGTGGTATACTTTCTATATCACATGACGCCCGTGTTTGACGAGGACTACGACCGCCGCAAGGAAGCGATCAACATCCGCAAACACGGCATCGACTTTGTTGAGGCTCGCCGTCTGTGGGCGGACCCGAACCGGATCGACATCGCGGCGACGTCCATCGATGAACGGCGGTTCATGTCCACCGGCGTGATCGGCGACAAGGTCTGGTCCGCCGTCTACACGTATCGACACGGCCAGATTCGCCTCATCTCCGTCCACCGGGCCACTACCAAACAGGAGCGCCGCTACCGTGGCTAAGAAACAGAAGACTATTAGCGCCAAGGAATTCGACCGGAAGTTCGATGCGGGCGAGGAGGTCGAGGAGTACCTCGACCTGACCAGCGCTCGGCGCCCCAGCCGTGAGGTCCAGCGCGTGAATGTCGATTTCACCCTCGACCAACTGCAGGCGATTGACGCCGAAGCCACGCGCCTCGGCGTGACCCGCCAGGCGTTCATCAAGATTCGGATGGCGGACGCGCTCGAGAAGAAGGGCGCCGGGACGTCCTCGCGCTGACTCACAACGGCTCCTGATCAGGTCCTGGAGCGGGCACGCGGCCCGGCTCGTAGCAGAAAAGCCGCTTCATCTCCCCGCAGTGCGGACAGATCGCCCGCTTCAACTGCCGCACGAACACCGTCAGCAGGCACGGCACGTATGCGAAGACCCAGCCGTGTCCGCACGCGCGGCAGTTGGCGTAGCTCGGTCGTTTGGGTGCGTCGGCGAGGCGTGGCATGTGTTCACCCCCACGCGCTCGCGACCGGCCGCGCGGCGCGCTTCGTCTCGACCAGCGGCCGCGGCGGCGCCACCGGCTGCGCCCACGTCAGGCACAGCGCGTCGGCATCATCCGGCGAGGCCTCGCCCCGCGCCTGCAACGCCTCCTTGCTCTCGAGCACCAGCCGCCCCCGGCGGTTGATGTGAAACCCCGGCAGACAGAGCTGGTCGCAGAGCCGATCCTCATCCGGCAACGTCCCGAGCAACAGCCACTCCTTCGCTTTCCCGTACATGAACGCGCGCATGTTCTCGTAATGACTATCCGGCGACGCGCCGCCGAAGTTCACCTCGTAGACGTTGTCGTAGCCGAGCGCCTGCAGCCGCACGACGATCGGCGAGCCGAACGCGCTATCGACAAACAGCGCCGCCACCTGGTGCCCCGGCCGCCGGTCGCTCAGGAGCTCCGCGCACACGCCGATCCGCTGCGCGCGATCCGGGTCGCTCTCGCCGGGGATCCGAATCGGCGGCCGCGGGTTCCCGTCGAGCCCGCGGCGGAATCGAATCACGTTCCACGCCTTGCCGCCGCCGCTGACGTCGAACCCAGCGACCAGCGGCTCGTCGTCACTCGCCTTGAACGACCGCTTGCGCGCCAGCTGCACGCGGTGCGTGTCGATGTACTGCAGTTCCGACGCGCGCGGCGGCAGCCCGAGCACGCGCACGCGGAACATGTCGGACTCCTCGCCGTAGTCCTGCGCGATCTGGTCCAGCAGCGCCTTGTTGGTGAAGCGGGATTGCCGGCTATCGACGCGCCGATGGTTCCAGCGCCCGGCCACGTCGCCCTGACAGATCCGGTAGAAGTAGCCGGTGTTCCTGACGAGTTGCCCCCACGCGAAAAACATCGGCTCGCCGTCGGTCAGCCCGCCGGGGTCCGCCGTCGTCCAGATGCGGTCGTCGACCTCGCTCGCCTCGTCGAACAGGTACCACGACGTCGACGTCTTCGCGTGCTGCCCGGCGAAGCTTTGGGCGTTCTCCGGCCGGCAGGTCTGCAGAATCAGCTTCCACGACGCCGGCCGCCAGATGCTGTAGATGCCGGTCGCCTGCTGATGGAACCAGCGCGCGGTCAGGCACATGCCGAGCCAGTGCCGGATCGCCGCCCAGGTGCGCTCGGTCAGCTGCGTATTCGTGCCGGCCGTCACCGTGCCGATCGAATCAGGGCGGGTCGAGAGGATGAACGCGGCCAGCATCCCGCCTAATGAACTTTTCCCCGTCCCATGACCTGATGACGCGGCCATGCGAATCGGCAGGACGGCATCGTGCCCGTTGAACCCGCGCGCCCGGATTTCGGCGCCGAGGGCTTCGAGAAACTCGCGCTGGACGGCGTCGGGCCCGGGTTCGTCGGCCAGCGGCGTATGCGGTTCGCCCCACGGGAAGCATTGGAGGACGAAGGCAAACGGATCGGCGTAGCACGAGGCGACGAGATCCTGCAGCGCCTCGTCGTCGGCGGCGGTGGCCGTCATGGATCAGGCTGTCACGACCCCGAACGTCGCCTGCATGCTGGTCAGCCACTCCGCGATCCACTGCGCCGCGAGCTTGCTCGACGGGTGCGTCTCCGGGGTGTCGCCTTCGTTGATCGACAGGAAGAACACCTCGGACGGCCGCGAGCTGTTCGGCCGCAGCGCGGGCAGGTCCTCGTAATTGCAGCCGCGCACGTTGGCAATCGTACCCACCAGGCACGCGCACGCGCCGGTGTACTGCGAGCCGTTGATCCGCCCTTCCCGCACGGCGGCGAGGAGCCCCGGCACTTCCGCCGGCGCGGCGCTCAACACCGCCCAGAGGTCATCGCGAATGATCGTCAGGTCCGCGCCCCTCAGGTTCGCGCCCCTCAGGTTCGCGCCCGTCAGGTTCGCGTCCCTCAGGTTCGCGTCCCTCAGGTCCGCGTCCCTCAGGTTCGCGCCCGTCAGGTCCGCGTCCCTCAGGTTCGCGCCCGTCAGGTTCGCGTCCCTCAGGTCCGCGCCCGTCAGGTTCGCGCCCGT